TTATATGCGTTTATAGAAACTTTAAAAAATACATTACCTTTGTCTGTTATAGCGACGCCGATTGGACCGGGCAGTATACAGATTCCCGCACTGATAACCAGTTTAAATGTTTTACAAAAACAACTAGGTGATGTAGGAAAACCACAAAGCGCTATGTTTAATAGTAAAGATAATTTCGTAGCAGAAAAAAATAGTGCGGTGGTTGAGGCGTCTCCTGTTATAGTAACTCCACCAGTACAACCAACCGCTGTCACAGAATCTACGGATAATCCTAATTCCGATGCAGCCACGACTGAACAAATAATAACAGTAGAAACAGCGTTACAACGTATATTGGCCAATCCGAATTTAGTTGGAGTAGGAAAAGTGTTTCGTAATATTATTACTAGAGGTATCGTCATTAATCAACTAAGGGATGAAATTAGTAAATATAACATAACGGACCCTCTGGTTATTGCTCATTTTCTTTCACAAGCGGCACATGAATCACTTTCGTTCTCTAAAACAACAGAGAATTTAAATTATTCAGTGGATACGTTAGCAAATCCTGATAGTGGCATAAGTAAGTACTTTACTGGAGTAGCAAATCAATACGCAAGAAAACCTGAGCAAATAGCAAATAGATTTTATGCTAACAGATTGGGAAATGGTTCAGAAGCATCTGGAGACGGATGGAGATACAGAGGTAGAGGATATATTCAGCTTACCGGTAAGGCAAATTATACAGCATTTAACCCATCTGTACCAGAGAATGTGGTAGAAAGGCCTGACTTAGTAGAATCAAAGTATCCTATGCAGTCGGCTATGTGGTTTTTTATGGCAAAACCGTATTCAAGACAAGGATTCCCCAATAGAGTATATAAAATTGCATTAGAAGGAAGTACAGACCAAATAGTTAGACGTGTTACTTTGGCTGTTAATGGTGGATTCAATGGACTCCAAGAAAGAATACAAAATTTTAGAGACATATACGGTACTATAACTGGTACAACGGTAGCATAATATGAAACTCCCAACAAATTTTATACCTGCTAATATAAACAATATACAAAATTCCTTTAGTCCTGGTAGTGGGCCGTATGCCGGTAATCCTTTAAATTTTACGGGTAATGCAACAAATCTATTGACTATATCTGCCAGTATAAACAGTAATACAATCAATCAGCAACTTCAAACTTCATTGCAATCTACGTTACCATCGAACATAGACCAGTTATCAGACGAAGAAATTGCAAATTTACAACCACTAGTCATAAACTCCAGTTTATCTGAAGATGCTAAGAACAGATTAAATCAAATTATAAACACAAATCCAGAAACCAGAAAAATTAATGCACTATTAAATACTGCAATTCCAACACAAATATTCAGTGGGAGTATACCTATAGATCAGGTGCGGCAAAAGGCAAGTTTATTGGCAGAGAACTATTTAAACCAGATACCAAAAATACCAGATATTCCTGGACTACCTAAAATACCTCTTATTCCAACGATACCACGCATACTTCCTATAATTCCCACATACGCACAGATAAAAAGTTATATAGATAAACGCATAGACAATATGAAACAGAAACAACAAGAAGCATTTATAAAAGCACAAGAAAATAGAGTAGCTGAAGCAAAAAATCCTTTCACGTTCAGAGATAGTATTACGGAAGCACAGTCTAGACTACAAATGACATCAAGTACATTGGTTCAGGCTACACCACAAGAAGTTTTCACCGAAACAAACCCAGAATAACTTAACATTTTGAGGCATAGTATTATGGATAAAGCATTATTTAGAGCTTACATAAAAGAGTTAGTAAAAGAAACTGTAGAAGAAGAAGTTAATAAAATTCTTCCTAAATTATTAGGAGAAGCAATTTCTGAAATTAAATCTTTGCAAGAATCTACACCATCACCGGCCGTTAAACCAAAATCAAAACTTTCTCGTTCTCAACTAGCGGAAATGATGGGATTGGAACGATTTGGAGACACAATAATTGCTACAACTAAAAACGTAGGACCAGTGATGGCAACGCCCCCACAAGGAATTACGGAAGATAATCCGGCATTTCAAGCAATCAACAAAGATTACTCACAGTTGATGAAAAAAATGGGATTGAGTAAGTAAAATGCCAGGAATTGGCATAACGCTTCCAATAAGACTAGGAAACACAGGAATGTTTGCACAATCACAAACGGTGGTTGAGCAAACAAAATCAAACTTTGTTAATTTAATTTTAACAAAGAAAGGAGAACGTCTCCCCCCGTCAGAAAATCTTGGTTGCGATTTGTGGAATATACTGTTCGAACCGTTAACACAGGCTACGGCGGAAAAGGCTCGTATCGCGGTTATGGATGCAGTAGACACATGGATGCCATTCATAGAACTTGTTGAGTTTAAAGTAAAACAATCAAACAACGAAAATGAGTTAGACATAGTGTGTACGTATCGATTTAAGAGTAATCCAAATGTACAAGAAACACTACAAATTAATTTAAATACTCTAACTCAAACGTTAAACTCAACTACAAACATAGCTGATTCAAAGATGGTTACCGGAACATTTAGAAATAACGATAGAAGAAAAGTGGTTATGCCATCCAATTTACCAAATCCTTTGTTTTAGCTAGTTTTATTTTTCGGAGCACTAAATGAGTACTACACAAGAAGTCACTATACAACCAAGACCAAATGTTAAGCAAATAAATTACGTTGCAAAAACATTCACGGACTTTAGACAAAACCTAATAGAGTTTACAAAATCATATTATCCAAATACGTACTCCGATTTTAATGAAGCATCGCCTGGTATGATGTTTATTGAAATGGCTTCGTATTTAGGTGATGTGCTGTCGTTTTATATTGACAACTCATTCAAGGAAAATTTGTTAGCATACGCAGAACAACAAGAAAATATAATAACATTAGCACAATTCTTGGGGTATAAGCCAAAGTTAACATCACCGGCTACGGTAACGGCTACAGTGTTCCAAGTAGTTAATGCCATATTGGTAAACGGTGAGTATGTTCCAAATCCAAAATATCTAGTAAAGATTGCGGCCAGAAGTAAATTTAGAAGCACAGGCACCAATTCTGTGCAATTTACTTTAGTAGAAAGTGTAGATTTTTCAAATGCACTAGGCAGAAATGTATTCGTTAATCAATTGGATATTAGTAATAATCCTGTATCGTTTTTAGTAGCAAAGGACGCAAAGTTATTAGCAGCAGAAGAAACAACGCAAACGTTCCAGTTCTCCAGTGCTCAAAAATTTTCTTCGGTGGAGCTATCTGAAAGTAATGTAATAGGAATTATAGATGTTATAGATAGTAATGGTAATAAATGGTATGAAGTGGATTATCTAGCACAAGATGTAGTTATGGATGATGTGGAAATTACTACAGCAAATTCCGAAACAGGAGAATTACCAACATCTATTTTAAGACTTAAAAGTGTACCTAGAAGATTTGTTACTAAAGTCAACAAAAATCTAAAAACAGAATTGATGTTTGGGTCCGGAACAGGTAATGAAGCAGAAACGGATTTGTTAGTTGATTCTAGACAAATAGCAAATTCTCAGTATGGAAATTTCATTACATCCGCACTAGCTAACACATCAATCAATAACATAAATTACTTAACTAGCAATGCATATGGTATCGCTCCGGCAAATTTAAGCTTAACCGTTCGATACTGGACAGGTGGAGGGGTAAATAGTAATGTTCCATCACAAACAATTACCGTTGTAGACCAAATTACAACAGAAAATGACACTACCGCATATACCGGCGCAGAATTACAAGAATTTAATGACGCTGTAGCAAGTGTAGCAATAAAAAATGATATCCCTGCTACCGGCGGTGGTGCTGCAGAATCACTTGACGAAATAAAAGAAAATGCTTTAGCATTTTTCAATGCACAAAACAGAACGGTTACGATGGAAGATTATGTCAACAGAACATATGCAATGCCAGCCAAATACGGTAGAGTAGCAAAAGCTTATGCTATACGAGATGAACAGATAAACAGAATACAATTATTGAATGATACTAGTTTTGTATCAAATCCTGTAAGACCTAATTCAATAAATTTATATACTCTTGGATATGATAGTAATGGTAAACTAAGCACATTAAATTCTATCAGTAAACAGAACTTGGCTAGATATCTTGAACAATATAGAATGATGACCGATGATGTCAATATTTTAGATGCGTTTATAATTAATATAGGTGTACGTTTTGATGTGGCTATATTTAGAAATTATAATATAAATGACGTACTTACTAGATGCATCGGAGCAGTTCAGGACTTCTTTGATATTAGAAAATGGTCCATCGGTAAACCGATAGTAATAAGTGATTTGCAGTATAAATTGGGGACAGTAGATGGAGTACAAACTGTTAATACTATTGAGATATTCAACAAATATTTATACCAAGATGGAACAGGTTATCAAAACTACAAATATGATATAAATCACGCAACTGTAAACGGTATTATATATCCTAGTTTAGACCCAAGTATATTTGAGTTGAAATTTCCACAAACCGATATCATAGGAAACGCTACCCAATGAGAAAACTATTAACCGCAAGTAAAGATACTACAATTTATCAAACCTATCCAACAATCAACGCAGGGTTTGATGAAATTTTAGAAATCGGCAAAATGGTCAGTGCTAGTAATCCTACGGGTAGCTACGACAGTGGTTCTGCAAGAACTCTAATTTATTTTGATTTACCAACAACGGCAAGTGTTAATTCTACTGCAGATTATTTTTTGAATTTAAGATTAGCTAACGCATCAAATATAAAACGTAATCAAACGATATTAGTATATCAAATATCACGCTCGTGGGACGAAGGTAGTGGATATTTATATCAAACATCATATAATAACGAAGACGGTGCAACGTGGGCTCAAGCAACAACTTCAACCTCGTGGAGTTTGGCTGGAGGTGACTTCTTAACTGGAAGCACTTCTGCGAGTATACAACTAAACACATATCCACTTGAAGATTTAAGAATAGATGTAACTAACATTTTACGTCCAATAGTAAGTCAATCATTACAGAGTACGTTTAAAGGTTTAGTGTTACAATTTCCGATTAGCGATGAAACCGATATAAATAATGAAGGGTGTTTAAAAGTATTTTCTACACAAACCCATACGATTCATCAACCAACATTAGAAATTGCATGGGACAACCAAACTATAAGTACGGGAAGTTTATCTGCGATACCATCGGTTGACGTAAAGGTTGGTTTAACTAACCTAAAAGAAAATTACACAAAGGGTGATATAGCAAAAGTAAAACTTACTGTAAGAGACGAATACCCTTTACGTTCGTTTGACAGTACGTTAAGATATAAAAATAAATAATATTTGCTAT